TGATGTTGCTTGATGATATAGTCTGAGCTTACGGGATGATAAACCGTAAGAACCAAGGGATAAAGAGCCCTTGGGATAACATTTGTACAAGTTCTGGGGAACCCCTGGTACTAAGGACAGCCGTGAGCGTATTGCTGACCAAACCATCGGTACTGCTAACAGCCGCAACATCACTAAAGAGAAGGTGCTTGTTGTGCTTAAAGAGTACACTGGCCCTGCAGATCCGGGAGATCCTACCCAGCCTTCCACCTTTAAGATTGCTCGTGAAACCCTGATTACCGCCCAGCGTTTGCTGCTGGATACCGGTAACCTGAACATGTTCCATCAGAGCATCGGTTCCCTGACTCTGCTTGACGATTATCGCCGCTGGCGCGATCGTGTGTTCATTGACGAACTTGCCAAAGCAGAAGCCAACGGTGCTGCCTCTTCTTCCCAGGGTGGTTACTACTTCGCTGGTGGTAAGGTCAAAGATTCCCAAGGTCGTATTGATTACACTGCTACTGAGTATGGTAATCAAGTGCAGCAGTTCTCTGTTCGCACCGATCTCCTGGAAGTTGTTAAGGACATGCGTAAGCGCAACGTCCCCACCTTCGCTGATGGCCTTTATCGCTGCATCTGTGATCCCACCTTCATGATGCATCTGCGTCGTGATAGTGACTTCCGTGAGATTGCACGTTACGCAGGTGCACCTGGCCAAGGCATGTACATGGGTAATCCCATGATGCCTAACAACTCCAGCTTCTTCATGGGTCCCCAGGCTGGTCAGGGTTATTTCCTGGCTGGTGAGCCTGTGATGCCGACTGGTGTTCAGTTCGAAGGTGTTAAGTTCTTCGAATCCACCAACTTCCCGACCAAGAACGTTACTGCTGATTTCACTGACGCTAGCAACTATTCTTCTCAAGAAGTTGCACAAGGTTTCTTCTTCGGTCCTCAGTCCATTGGCGTGGGTATCGGTGGCCCCAACGCTCAGGTGCTCATCAATAACAACGATGACTTTAGCCGCTTTATTATCCTGATCTGGCAACTGTATGCTGGTTTTGAAATTCTGAACAAGGATTTCGTTACCACCGCTTACAGCTTCCTGTCTGATGATGGCACTGTTTGATAACTTATACATATAACTTTCTAGGAGAAATAAATGTCCTACCTGTCTTCCAAGAAGATCTACCCTGGTAACTGGAACGAGCCCCTCAATGGTTGGTATCGAAATATTGATACCAATGACAGTGGCTCTAATGATTCCTCCAACGGTGGTCCCACTTCTGTTCTTGCTGTTCCTGGTTATCGCTATTTCCAGGTTCGTGGTTATGTTCCCGTGACCGCTACCTCTGGCGGTACATTGGTTGCTACCGGTGATGTGATCATCCCTTCCCCTTATCGGAATGATGATACACGTACCGATATCACTGGTCTTGTGATCAGTGGTTCCAGCACTCAACCTGCTTACGTCTATCGTACTGCTCTGTCAGTCGCTCAAGGCTGGGGCGATGGCCGTGTTGCTTCTGGTGTGTATGCTGCTACTGGTGTGCTCATTTCCTTTGGCCGCGATTCCAGTGGTCCCACCGCAGCCTCTGGCGTTGGTGAGGGAGTGATTCAAGCCAACCTGACTTCCACTGTGTCCGGTGATGCTGCTGGCAAGATCTACTTCTCTGGCGGTTCACAAGCTTTTGGCTCCTTCCCCTTCCTGACTGCCACCGGTGCCGCAGGCGTCTCTGGTTCCGTTGTGAACTATGAAGCCACCGCTGCTACCACCTTTAAGGTGTTCACTAAAAATAGTGGCAATGCTACCGCTACCTCTGGTGGTCTGTATATTTCTGATGCTGACTCTGCCGCCAATCGTACTGGTTACCTGGTGGTTGAAGTGTGCTACATCCAACCCGATGATGCACCTGGCTATGAAGATATCGATGGTTATCTGACTGGTCGCACCGTTAGCTGATAATTGAGGTATTATGGGACCAGGTAATGTTTTATCTGGTCCTATGCTTTATCAGCACAAAAAAACCGGCACAAGAGTAAAAGTTGTCAGTGAATGGGATAATGGCGACTGGTTCATGGTTGAAGACCAAGACGGTCGTATCTTTACCACTTACAAGACTGAGATTGAGCCCGATCAACAAGCTACGAAGAAAGTAAAAACTCTTCAAGTAAAAGATGCGGCGGCAAAAGAAGAACCACGTTCTTTTCCACCCGATACACGTTTAAACATTAATGGTGCTACGGCACAGATGATTGCAGATCACATTAAAGGTATTGGTCTTAAAACAGCAAAAGAGATAAAAGATCTACAGCTTTCATTATCGGGTGAAAAGTTTGCAAGCCTGGAACAGCTAAGACAAATCAAAAGGGTGGATTGGGACTCTGTTTTTGCCGCTGATCTTGTTAGGGTTTGAGTTGTGTTCCCCTGGTAATTCCAGGGGATTTTTAGTTTTAGAATAAGAAATAAAAGATAATGGCCGGTTTAATTCCTGCAGGTTATATTGCAAGACCAGGGGAAGATGTATTTCCTACAACTGGTGCGCATCTTGATGTGCGTGTAATTCCACAGTTTGGTAAAGATAAGGGCAAAAAAATTAACCCAAGAAACATTCGCTCTCTTTTGCAGAATGTATTAATTGGTGAAAATAAAACACCCCTGGTACAACAGCAGGGTGAGAATTGGAATTGGAACTTTCCAGTAACTTCTGAATATGGCCAACGTGCAGCACCTGTCGCAGGGGCCTCTACGTTCCATCAGGGGCTTGATATTGGTATCGGAGGGGGTACACCTATCACATATAAGGGATACGGCTCCTACGAGCCCGGAGAGGGCTTAGGGACGATTACAACAACTGATGCGCAGGGTAACCCTTATCAGATTCAATTACTACATACCAGAGGAGGTAGAAAGGCTGCTGTAACCGCACCACAGAGTCAGACTCAACCACAACCACAACCTGGTGCTCAAACACAACCCAAGGTTAGTGAACAGGATCAATACAAAGATTATGCAAAATATGCTTTATTTCAGAATTTACTCAATCAACAAAAGCAACCAACAATTGCTGATCAGTTAATGGGTGAGCTTTATAAAGGATTTCTTGGTTAATTGCTTTTATAATAAAGTCATATCAGAGTGTATAAGTGCAGCTTTCCGATTTTGACAAAAGTAGAGTAAGGTATCACCTCGGGTATTACGTGGTGTCAGTTCCAGCGGGCGACTATGCTCGCCTGGAAGAATCCATGAATACCGTTCCTGATTCTTATTTCTACAATAAAATTGTTACACAAATTGGACGTTGCAATACCGCTGAAGCCAAAACAGAAGTTGCTACGTCACCTTCTACTCGCCTTGAAAGCATTGCAGGAGATGTTGATCGTACAATTAGATCAAGTAATGCCAAAGAAGCATTAAAGGTTTGGGATGAGATTTATCTCTACGAAACCAATCGCCTTGCACAAATTCTTTATGTTCCCAACTACAAGGATCCAATGCAGGCACGGTATCGTTATGAAAGATCTGGTGCCGAATACATCCAAGCATTACCTGGCCCAGCAGATAATGCTGTAGGTTCAAACGTTTATCTAAACATTAACTGGAGGTAGTCATGCCTATTGGTCTTCTTGGAAAATTCGGTGGGCGAGCACTAGGTCAGGCCGTAGATCCAACAAATTACAAGTTCTTAAAAGAAGCGGCAGAAAATGTTTTAAGTCGCACTGTACCTCAGGGTGTTAATTTTGGTGCATTGCCAACCCAGTTCTTAAATACGCTCACAGACATTCAACGCATGGCCCCTGGCGCAGCAAAAGAAGCTGCACGAAATAAAGCGAAGACAACTTTGACTAGGGCCGCTAGAGCACAGTCCCCAGCCCCAAGACCCGTAGGACAAGGAGCGGGTGGTGCTTTACGGGCTCCATCTGTGGGCACACAACCAGTACGCCCTACGCCAACATCAGTTGCTCCACGCACAAATATTCCTGGCAGTCCCCTTGCTACTGATTATGCATTAAGTCGTCAAACAGGTATGACTCAAGCGTTAGGAAAAGCAAGAAAAGCAAGCCAGGCTGGCGCACAGAATTTTTTAGGTCGAATGATGGGTGCTGGCGGCGGAAAAATTGGTTTTGGTTTTGATTTATTAAATCCCGTTCCAGGTATTGGCATGGGAGGATCCCTTGCGAAAGGATTAGGCCTGACAGGTCTTGCAGGTGGGGCCACAACTGTTGGTGGTGGTTTACTTACTGCAGGTGCTTTGGAAGCAGCCTTTCCCAGAGGCTTGGGTCCTGGCACATTAGATGCAGAACGCAAGCGTGGTGGATTAAAGATAAGTCCACTTGAACTAAGGGAAATGTATGGTGGCAGTGGCGATATGGATGCAGGTCCGTCCACTCCTATTAGGCAACCTGGTAGTGATGTAGCACCTCCCGCCCCGCAATTACCACCACCAGCGTTTACTGGCACATCCCCTCAGGAACGCGCATACCAACGTGAGGCTGTTCGCACACAGCAAATGATGGCAGCCAATCCGTACATGCCGCAGATGAATCTATATGCACAAGGTCAACGTGCAATGCAAACGCCAGAAGATATGGCAGCAACGCGTGATCTTGGCTTAGCTATTAATCGTGCTATGTACGGCGATATGACTACTCCTAAGACTGCTAACCCACTAATGGAAGGATTGAATCCCCCTGGTGCAGCACAACCAGTTATTCCGATGGATGAAGAAGGTCGTATTGGTCAACTGGATACGGCAGCAGCAGGTGTTCAAGATTTCATGCGTAAATATGCAGAAGGCATGAAGAAGCGTAAAGGAGAAGAGTAATGGCAGATAGGGCTTTTTACGAAAAGTTCAGGACAACGCCCCAGGGGCAAGCCTTGTTGCGAATGATTCGTTACGCAGAAGGCACCGAACGTAAAGGCCCTGACTCTTATCGCGTCATGTTCGGTGGTGGACTGGCGCCTGATCTTAAGCAGCATCCCGATAAAGTAATTACAGGGGGAGGTTACTCAAGTAGTGCTGCAGGTGCATATCAATTTCTCACACCAACTTGGCAACGACAACAAAAAAAACTTGGGCTACAAAGCTTTGGTCCAGTTGAACAAGATATTGCTGCACTTGATCTAGCAAGACAACGCACATTGGGACTAGGTGGGCTTTCTTATCTTCAAGAAAAGGGGTTGACACCTGAATTTGTTGCGAAGCTTGCTCCTGAATGGGCATCTTTGCCTACACGTGAAGGCAAGAGTTATTGGGGGCAACCAGTAAAATCTTATGATGAGCTTAAAAAAGTTTATGGAGAACAAGTAGCAACTCCTGTAGCTACTACAACTCAACAACCACAGCCAACAACCCAGGCTCCTGAACAAACAGCACCCAAGTACAATATTAAAGATTTAATGAAAGCATCTTTATTTCAGAATTTATTGAATCAAATTAATCAACCAAGCCCTACTCAGCAATTAACACAAGGTTTATTGCAAGGATTTATGAGTGGTTCCCCCCTTGGCATGTTCAAGTAAGATACAATAGTTAAATAGAAAGGTAACAGTAAATGAGCAGCACCAGTACCAACAAGCAACCCTTGTTTACAGATCGTCCTTTATTTGACGCTGTAAGGGTTACAACGCAGGTTGTAGGAAGCCAGGCCAGTAACACGCTTTTTGTTCAAGGTGGACAAGCTCCAGCTCTCTTGGTAGACATGGATGCCAATTTAAGTGAAGACAATAACAATGGTGGTGTAATCGATTCAATTTCTATTGTTCGTAATGACTTTTACCGTTCAGAAGATTATAATGTAACAACTGCAACCTCTGGTACTTATATTACTTTGACCAGCGGTCAGATTGTTAAAATTACGGATACAGGAACTTTAGGTACTGCAGCAGAAAGTGGAGAGGGGTATTATACATATACAGGTTCTGCTCAACTAACTCAAGTCAATACAGATATCATTTACTCCGGTGGTACATCAAGTGGTTTTGCGTACCAGGGGGCAGTGTATGGTCATCAACCTGCCGCAACATTTGTTTTTTATCAAACCCGTGGTACAACAACACCAATCCCTGCATCTGGTGATTATCGTGTAGTTTTTTCAAAAACAATACCAGCAGATACACAGCAAGTAGATTGTTCTGATAACTTGCCTCAAATAGCAGTGCCCGTAATGGCTGCAGGTAATACAACTGGTCTTGGTAATACTGCACCCTTACGCAACAAAGGAATTTACCTAGAGCGCGGCGATCGCCTTTACGTTGGCGTCTTCCCTGATGGGCCTAATATTTCTGGTTATACCAACGGTGCACACGTATACGCACAGGGTGGTTTCTTCTAGGTAGTCATGGCACGCCGCTCTGGTAATGCATTTGGTAGCTTTGGAAAAATAACAGGTGGCGACAACTTCTCCGTTAAGCCAATTAAATCTGAATTTGGTGGCAGTGTCCCAGATTCTTTGTACACAGTAAACAGAGAATCTGCATGGTCCCGCTGGAGAAGGGGATATGAATTAGCGACAGCATCTTTTGTCGATAATTCTTTTGATTATTCGTTTAATTATTTTATTCCTGTTCCTGCAGGCACACCTGGAACAGGAGGTAATCCACCAACTATTCCAGGTGTCTTTAAAGGTTTCCCAACCAAGAACAAAGAACTTGGTATGCACTGGGCAGGTGCTCGTATTGCAGGTAGCCTACGCTTTGATAACGTACTCGATAGCGGTGGCACACCAGCAGCTATAGCTTCGGTTACAGAAGATGATGAGTTTTGGTATGTTCAGTTAGCCGGTACATGGAATACATCTAACCCCTTACCACCTCCGCTTTATGTTGCTGTACCTGGAGTGCCAGGGGGGATCAAAGCAATTAATGGTGAGATTCTAGAAGACAGAATTATTGATGTTGGCGGTACACCGATTACAAGAGATACAATCAATCCAGCAAATCAAACTCGCTATGGCTACGTACAAGCAGTACTTGTAGAAACAAATCCTTTTACGGGAATTTTAACTCTAAGGAAACGTGGATCCGTAGAGGCTACACCCGATCGCATTTTGGTTACACCAGCAACCAGGCCCCCTAACGTTGGACGTTATTTTATGACAGGAACAAGATACTGTTGTTCTTGTCAAGATTTTACACGAAGAGAATATGCATATTTATCAAGCCTTGGTCAGCGTAAAAGTGCTAAGTTTCCACTTAGTCGAGCAGCTTATCTAAAGCCAGGTCGATATGAAGTTATGCGCATTGCTGGTAAAGTTGCAAACCAAGCAATGACAGATGCTATAACCAACAGGCAAATGGAGATTATTTCTCCGTCACCTGAATACAATATTCCCCCGACAGTTACTCCAAATTCACAAACAATACCTGGTAGCACCAGGGATGATCCTGGTGTATTTAGAGATTTTGGATCTGTGTATACTCGCAGCACCAGCGATCCTTCAGTGCCTGGAGCAAAAGCAGAAGGCATGCCCTCATTCAACGATTATTCTGCTGCAGGAAATGTTATTACTTCATTGACCGATACATGGACACCCCTTCTTGATGAGTTTAGGTACTGCAAACATATTTATGCAATGAAATATGAAGAAGGTGTTTTTCCAACAGAGCCATCTGATTTTCCTGTCATGGAAGAAGGTATGGCTGAATGGGAACAAAGATTAGTACAACAAACAGAAAAAGATCAAGAACAAGCCGCTACAAATTTATTGAAATATGGATTGTCTTATATGGATGTTCCGCCCTATAACTGTCAAGCGCCAATGATGATGCCTATGATGCAAAAGTTATTTAATATTCCATCAACTTTTGTATTAATGCAAGGATTTGTTATGTACGATAAAAATGGTACAGCATATCGCCCATCACAAGGAGGTAATCCTGCATCATGACAGAACCTAACTTTGGTGATATTGTTGAGACTAACTTTATCTACTCAACAGAACAACGCGCAAAAAGAAAGTTTGGTGATAGTGAAATTCAAGTCGATGGCAACCCTGCTGTATACCATGCAGGTGATGTAGTGAATTTACCATACGGATCAGGTGAACGCTCAACGATAGAAGCAATTGGGTTAGCGTGGGCAGCTTTCGCAAGTGGCGTTTTGCCTAGTGGATTGTAATCGTTTATAATAAATTCAACCCGCAATAAAGCTGGGTTATAAGAAGAATTGTTACGGCAGAAGAGAAGATGAGTGTGTATAGTGACTGCAACAAGCTAGGTACACCCAATGATTTCCGCTAACCCGCTTCACGACCAACGTATTATTGATGAATGTTTTCAAATGCTGACAACCCCTGGCCTGCGTAAGGCTGGCTGGTTGTATGGCATGATATCCGTTTACGGTAAGTCACCCGATGAGCTAAAGGGATTTACCTGGACCGACGACAACCAAATTATTATCAAAAATAAGAAACGTCCTATCCGCCCACTGCACCCACAGTGGGTTTCTCTTTTCCAGCTCAAGGAAAAGCAGCCCGTTAAAACAGAAGAGAAATGGCAACGCATGACTGACAAGCTAACTGACAGCATTAAAAAGGGGACGATCAAGCTGACCATCCCCAATCTGTTGATTGCCTATAAGATGCGTAAACTAATCTACGCACCTGTCAACAAGAAGCTTCATTCAGCTTCGAAAGAGCTTTGCGTACTTTAGTCACGTTCCAGCGGTAGGTGTCCCTGGAGCGCGTCTCAGGAAACGCTGCGTAGTGTGGACCAAGCTTCAGCGTGCCGTCATCACGCATACGAAAGAGTTCTTCGCGATCGATACCAAGGACTTTTTCTGCTTTGTGCACAGGAAGCCAGGTGCTGCTGGAAGCCATTGTCAAGTGTTTGTGGTTGACTTTTTCAGGTTACACATCCAACACAAAAAGTCAATATATTTAAGGTTTTATTTAGATTTGCCATTCGTTTTGTATTGGGTTTAACCGAAGTAGAATTAGATTAACGGCAGTTGAATAATGTTTGCAAGTGCGGAAGAACCTCTCGCTCTACTTGTCGAACTAACTCCCAAACTTGCCAAAAAACGTTTTCGAGAAGAGATATATAAAGCCTGGGATCATAAGTGCGGTTACTGTGGTGATGAAGCAACAAGTTTAGATCATATCGTTCCAAGGTTTAAATCTGGTTCCTCCAATTGCCATAACCTTTTGCCTGCTTGCCGTAAATGCAATGCCAATAAAGGCAGCGATGACATGGAAGCCTGGTACACACAGCAAGATTACTTTTGTGAACAAAGACTTAAAAGAATCAGACAGTGGATGAACAGAAATGTTGTTCAGTTATTCCCTGATGATTTAGAATACCTGAAACCTGGTTTAACAGATTAAGCAAATGACGGTTGAAGCTAATATAAGAGTTTTATATTTTAACAATCTTGGGCGCATCGCGGATCGAGGGGGATTAAATCATTATATTAATCAATACTACCAAGGCCGCTCATATGGTGATATTGCTAATGAAATGCGAAACAGCGAAGAAGGAAGAAATCTTAGCCAGATAGTCATCAATGCCTATAGAACTTTTCTTGGTAGAGAACCAGAACCAGGGGCAGTTGACTTTCATTTAAGAAATTCAGGAAACAAATCTAATGATTTAATTCGTGCAATTAGACAATCGCCAGAGGCAACTGATTTTGCAAGAGACTTAAAAAACTATGTAAAAACATATACAAACACTTCCGGTGGCGCAGATAATTTGGTTGGATATGCTACAAGTGCTAAGTTTACTTATGATAGAAATTTTGCTCCCGGTTTTGGTGATGGTTCGGCGGAGTATTTAGGAGCATTAGATCATTGGAATAGATACGGTAAGAACGAAGGGCGTATTATTGCTCCGGCTGAACGACCTTTAATACGTGTAAAAGATGGTGAGTTAAAACTTGCTGGAGATAAATATTTTAGCCCCCAGGCAAAGAGAAGATTTGAAAATATTATTAGAAATGTAAAGAACAGTAATGGAGGGAACTATAAACAACTGATTACAAATGCTATAAACAGCATTCATCCTCCCGCGAAAGACAACTTAACTAATAAGGGAGGTATTGATGCAATTGGTGCTTATTATCTAGAAAACAAAGTAACCCCTTGGGACCCAGTAAGACAAGGTGCTCAACCTCCTGTCGGTGGTTTTGATGCACAGTATTATGCCAATCAAGCTCCAAGTGCGGTTCAAGCCTGGAATAATGCAACTTCAGGAATTAGTTTAAACGGAAAAACTTTTCAGGATTTAGATATAACTGGCAGGTATACTTATGAAACATATTTACAACAACACTATACAAATACTGGAAGATATTCAGGATTACGTGCTAATGCTGCAGTAGAACCAGAAGAAGCAACTCAGTATACAGAAAAATTAACAGACGCAGAGCTTCAAATATACAGAGATAGTGTTCTGGGCCTTGGTACCAGTGGAACAGGGATTGATTGGGAAGATGAAAACGTGGGTCTGCTTGAAGCAGAAGCATTAAAAACAATTCAAGCAAGAGATGCACAAGAACAACAAGTCTTTGGTGCTCTTACACAAGATGCATTAAAACAGGCATCTCAAAAACTCCTGGAGCAAAAAAGAAAAGAATCAAACCTTTCTTTGTTTCGCGGTCTTCCTGGCTACGATGAAATCCTTAGTGTTAATGAAACACTAGCAAACTCTTTACTTGGTGACACTGGTGTTGGCGGTATTTTATCGATAACACAAGACCCTGAAAAGACACAAGAATCCTTAGAAAAACAAATTTCTCAATTCACAGGGATCTCATCTAACTCGACAATCTACAATTGGCAAAACTGGTTTGATAACGAATTAACAAAACGTTATCAAGAAATGACGGAAGTCATGTCTCCAGAAGACGCAACGCAGATGCTTGAAGTTGAACAGGGTTTTGCTCAAACATTTATTGATCAATATTTAAAACCTAGATTTGATCAATCAAAATCAATGGATGAATTCATTAGTTATATGGATGTCAAAGAAGAAGAACAAAATATTTTTCAAACACAGGATGCTGTTAAAGCTTTAAAAGATGTAGCGAATGTCAGGGCAAAATTGTTTTATGACCAAATTGCATCAGCGACAGGAGGCAAATTCAATTCTGATTTTTACTTTGATCCAACAGTAGATCAAAACGAAGCCAAAGCAGATCTATATCAAAGGCAAAAAGATGAAGTGGCTAAAGATTGGGAAGATGCAAAAAATAATGGAGATACTATCAAGGTAGGAGATTATACCTGGAGCCAATGGGCATATTATTACGGATTAGATCCAAACAATAAAGACGACTTTGCAAAATTACATTATCAAGTGAAGGGGATGGGTGAAGGCTTTGATCCAGCTGAAGATGTTGTAACAATTGATGATGCTAAAGCATATATAAATAATGTGGTTGTACCAGCCATTGAGGAAGCTGATCTTGAAATTGGCGATCAACCATTCTTGCAATTTACCACTCCAGAAGAGTTTGCAGATGAGTTGCTTGAAGGCATTAGTCCAGAAGAAAACAAAGAAGAATGGAATAAAATCCTTGAAATGTATGGATTGGATCCACTGTCTGCATCACTAGAAGAAGTAAAAGATTATATTATTGAAGCAGTACGCACCAATCAGGCACAAGATATTCGTGAGTCAATTAAATATCTTAATGAGAAAAAATTAAAACCAACACAAGAAAGACTAGGAGTTTCATACATTGAAAGAGCGGAAGACGAAAAAACTGTAGATAACCCAGAAGAAACTGCTTTATATAAAATATTTAAAAACTCCGGTTACGCGGGATCGGAAGACCAGTTTTACGATGAGTTTATGTCTGATACCAGCAAATCAGAGCAACAGTTATTGGCTAAAGCAATGTCCGGAGATTTAAAATTGACAGAAGTTTCGACTGATCCCTTTGAAGCATTGGCTGATGTAAGTAGTTTCTTTGGAACAGAAGAAGATATTTTTGGTTCTCCAATTGATAAAACAAAAGAAGAAGAGGATACTACTCCAGCATCTAGTTACTTTAGACTATTTGAAGATGACGAAGCTGAATCAACAAAATCAAATGCAGCTGAGTCTTACATCTCTGAATTTACATCTCTGTTTAAAGGATTTAAGTAATGTCAAACAAAAGAAAAAAAGCAGCTAAAGCAGCTAAGATTGCAAAAGATAAAATGCCTTGCAATAAACCAAGGAGAGATGTCCGTGGAGGGAAAAAATCTGTAGTTAAAGCATGTGAAGGAGGCAAAGAAAAAATTGTAAGATTTGGTGATGCCAATATGACAATTAAAAAAAATGATCCAGAACGGCGCAAAAGTTTTCGTGCACGTCATAACTGTGACGAGAAGAAAAGTAAACTAACCGCTGGGTACTGGTCTTGTAAGGCATGGTGACAATTGTTTAAGTTTTGAGTTACAATACAAATAATTATGCCTATACATAATGTCCGATTATTCACGGGCAATTAAACTCATCAAACTCTATGAGGGGTTTAATGAAAGGGCATACCCTGATCCGGAGACTGGTGCAGAGCCATATAGCCTAGGTTATGGCACTCAATTTTATCCAGATGGTTCTCCAGTGAAACAGGGGAATTGTTGTACCAGGCAGAAGGCAGCAGAATATTTGTTAAAAGAAGTTCAAGTCATTGCTGATGATTTAAGACAACTCAACCTGGGCTTAGATCACTCCATGGAGGAAGCCCTGGTATCCTTTATCCATTCAATTGGTTGGGATCCGTTTCTTTACAGTGAAATAATTGATTACTGTGATAAGGAGGAATGGATTGCAGCAGCAGAGTCCATGACGCATTGGGTCTTTGATAATCAACATAAAGTCATTGGTAACCTCGTGGAACGACGCAGGGAAGAAGTACGTCTATTCCTGTCGGAGATGAATGCCAACGCCTGGACCTCTGGAGAAGTACTTCTGAAAGCATTCAGGATGTACTCTGCAACACCAAATGAAATCAGAGCTATTAGATCACTAGAAAACCAAATTAATCCATATGTACTAGCGGAATTCAATAATCAGTTTCATCTCACCAACGAAGATTCAAATTACAGGTCATGGGAGTAAAATAAAAGAAGCGATCGGATTACGCATGGGACAATCTGCAGAAACAAGGGAATTCGAAATGCCCCTTCATTTGCAGCTCGCCATGCGTCGGGCTGAACTTGAAGCGCAAGAATTAACCTGGGACCAACTTGTTGTCGCACTCTTAAACCTCTATCACCAGCGGCTCCTGGAGATTCAAGCAGTCAAAGATATGCTACAAGAAGAAGGGATCGAATTAGATTTTGATATCCCCACAGACGTTGAACTCGCCCAGCTTGCAATTGCAGTGAGCGAGGATGAAGACGATGATGATTATCAAGATGAACTCTGCAGTCCTTTCTAGGACTCATCATCTGCCATTGAGATCAGACGATCAAGGTACCATTTACACTTCCTTAGATCTTCAATACCCCCTTTATCACGCCACCTCCAAAGGTATTTGGCGCAGTTACCTTGTAGGAATCCTATATATCCTTCTGGCGTTAACTGCGCTTCGATACCTTCAATACACTCAATGCCTCCGTCATTATTATAATGTTTGGGTTTCAAAACATTATCAAATAATTTAGGGGTCTCTTCTTTTACGGCCCAAGGTACAGGGCAAACCCCACCAGGGCAATCAGTAGTTGTATCGGTATCTACCGGCTCAAACCACGACGTTTCCGAGACATCTCCATCTCTTCCTCGCTGGGTTCCGCATCCAGTTCGATCACCAGTGCTCGTGGCTGGGGCATCGCTCCCATCGCGATCCCTTCCTCCGCACTTGGAATTGTTCCCGTCACACCGCATCGCTTTTGCATTGGATCTAAAGACAGGTTCATCCTAGGACGAGATTCCTGCGTGGCAACCAAACCACGGTTGTATTGGTCATAAAGAGGCACATCTGCTTCTTCATTATCTAATTCTTGACCAAACATGGATGCATCAAGCATCCTGCTTTTTACTTCATCATTTGACTCAATAAAAGCGTCTAAGAACTGATCCATGTTTTTTTATAAATCTAAGTTGACCTCAATTAGAATTCTACTATGGCAAGCTTTTCAGACCCCACTTATAATCGCGCAAAAGACTCAGCTAGTTCAGGTGGTTATGTAACTGATCTCACCCCTGAACGTAGCTACGATGTTGACGTGCGACGTCTTGATGAAGATGAGCAAGCAATTGCCGATCGAGCTGATACCCGTAACGAAGGAAAGCAGAATCGTGTTCGTAAGTTTTTTCAAGCAGCGAAAGCAGCTGGAAAGTACCGTCAGAAGAATTCAATTGATGAGCCATTGATTCGTGGTAAGCCTACCAAGAATGAAGCATATATCTCTGGAACGTTTACTCCAAGCTTAGGTGACCAGATGGGGCCAGTCGGTGGCATGAAATATGCTGAAAAGCCCCAGCCATTCTCCGGTAGACCGTATCAAAGAATAGATTTATTCTAAACTTTGCTAACCACAACTTCTAATGGTTGCCCCTGGTACTTACCAGACCTAGTTTCGTACGTAGTACTACACGGTTCACCACGGAAGAAAATCAATTGACAGATACCTTCATCTGCATAAATACGATTAAAAAGTCCAGTACAATTACTGATCTCAAGTGTAAGGTGTCCTTCCCAAGCAGCTTCAACTGGAGTTAAATTAGCAAGAATACCTGAACGTGCATATGTGCTTTTGCCAATAGCCAAAGCAGTGACATCCTCTGGCATTTTCAAACACTCTTCAGCTACACCAAGACAATAACTATATGGCGGCAACAAAAAATATTGGCCACGTTCATCTGTATGTAGCTCTGCAGGTTTAAGGATATCGCGATTAAAATCTTTTGGATCGCAATCCCCTTCTGATGGACGACCAAAAATCAAACATTGTTTAGGTGAAAAACGAATATCATAACCATATGAACTTAAGCCGTAGCTAATAACCTTTTTGCCATTTTTAGTACGAACAAGTTTCTCTTCAAAGGGAGTAATCATACCCTGTTCCAGGGCTAGTTCTTTGATCTCTTTGTCGCTTAGAATTGACATACTGAATTGGTCAGTTCAATCACTATACCCTAGATTTCTTATCCAAAGATTAAAAAACCTTAAACAAGCACTCGGCCTTTTTCTGAATATATCTTAATAAACTCATTTGTTTTTTCTTCGACATTGGTTTTGGAATGCAAATAAACTATCAAAGAACAAGCGGTATTTTTTGATATCGTTGAGCCATCTGCATAATAGTGCCTAATTAAAGATGGTCTGGATTTCATAATACAAACAGGATGATCAAATATGTCTTGTGCATACATAATCATGTCAGGAAAATTAGTAAAGAATATTGCCTGATCAACTTCATTTGCTAACCATTTCTTTTTTAACGTACGCCACCACAATGCATTTCCCGATGTCAACGTAGGAGATAAACCTCGGGTTGCTTTCCACCTAGCATTTTTTTTATCCCAGAAATATGAGTTGCTGGGAGGAAATAAATAAACACTTCCGTACCAGGGTGTTTGATTTAGTCCATCTTCTTTTGGTGTATAGAAATTTTTAGCGCCAACATATTCATTTGCCTTTGCTGAACTTGCTGGATCTAAATCAATCTCACCAAGAATTAGATGTGCAGAATCAACTAGATCACGATTTGTAATCCATTCAAAATCTTCAGTTCTTGTATTACCCCTACGAAGCCCCATCAGCTGTTTTGTTGTAATCAATTTCCATGTATCTTAACCCACTATCGTCGTTAATAATATAACCAGCTTTTTCGTCAGGCTTGATTCGTTGAGCAGCATTAAGAATACGCCTGAAAGTTTCTGCAAGATCACCCTTGTTTTCTGAATCTAGTTTATCTGCAGCAGAACTTAATTCTTCTAACGTCATCCAAACGACAGCACGCTCCTGGCCTGGCTGCATGCACATAACCCCTGGACCCTCAGCGTTCCAGAATCGAGTGTAATGTTGACCCATGTCCGCAAGGATCAACTTCATTACAGTGTCAAGCATCTTTGCTTCTGTAGGATCATCTGGATTGCTTAACGTCTGAAGCAAAAGCTTTTCACGTCGATCAGTCATGTGGAATCAATTGTTGCCTTTTTAATATTACAATCATTTTAGGCAACGGTTGGTATATGACCACCAGCTTACCCATCACACCTCGTTTTTTTAAAAGATTTCCTTTACTATCTCGTAGTTTTTCAAATTCCCCTGATCTTATTAAGTATTCTGCAACACACCTAAGTCTTCGCTTGAGAGGTAGGTCTGCCCTGGGGAAGCGATTACAAATTGTTTCAGGCTGCATATCCAGAAACGCGAGACGCAATCTGTTGGCAAGAGTCATGGAAGTATTGGGATCTTCCATTTCGAAATCTCTTAACATTCTTAAGTATCTCTTAAGAGTCGCCTCATCAAAAGAACCCTCGGGCGGCAGAAAAGGTTTTACTTGTTTAGACAAAGATCTGGGCAATTGCACCAGGCAATCTTTTAACGTGAGGTTATCTATATCGACCAGATCAAAACGATGAGACATATTATTTATTGACGTCTGCAGGTGTTGCTACATTTGGATTTGGTTGGTATTTAAATTCGTTATTTGCAGTATAAAGATTTTTTGCTCCAGGAGAATCAAATGTTCTTAAGTTTGCTTCCGGGCCTTTATGAAAAGATAAGATCAAATTATTCCAGGGAATTCTAACCATTGTTCTGTTGTTTCCTTTTGGAATTGTGATATAATGCACCCCTTGTACCCAGCCGTTACTGGGATTTTTTTTGCCCTGAAGAATCCAATTACGGATCGTTTGATCCGTTACAGAAAGACGTTTAGCGCATTCATCAACTGAGATATATTCATCTGCATAAATTTCTGGTGACGCAACATCAGTTTCTTCGTTTTTATAACGACTGTGCCACATCGCTCCAAGGACTACCCTGATGCCTTTTAGTTCATCAGAAATATTTTGTAATGCAGTTTTAATTCCTGTTTTACTCTGTGTTTCCATCCTTGAGATTTAATGCTAAAGTCTAGAAAAATAATTGCACATTTTTTATGGAAGATCAAGTTCCTTCCAGTAACATCCCTGGTCAAGCTCCTGAACAACAGTTTGTACAAACAAGCATTACGGCTGAGCAGCTCCAAGAGATGAAGCGCATGGCACTAGAAAATGCCATTCGTCAACAGCAGGCGATGCAACAACAGGCTCCTGTTTTAAACAGGGAACCAGAAGTTATTTATGTTCGCCGAAATCTTACTATTGCAGAACTTCTTCTTGTTATCGCTTTAGCCTGCGGTATCGTTACAGGTATTCAAGCAGCCTGGAACTTTACTACAGATCTATTGCCGCGTATTGAAATTCGAGAAAAATAATTCAGTCTATAATAGTTGGATAGGGCTTGGTTATTTTTAGGTGGCAAATAGACGAATAAGTGAATTTCCTGAAATTGCAGGGGCAGAGATTGATGAAGCCGATCTCCTCAACCTTGTCCATGTTTTTGAGGTTGACCCTGTTTTACGTAATAAAAAAATTACGTTTTCAGGATTTAAAGATTATTTAAGCCAATATTATTCACCTATTTCAGGTGGCTCTACCGAGGGTAACCTTGTTATCCTGGGTGATTTAACTGTCAGTGGCGCAACAAGTTTAACTAGCTTATCTTGTGCAAATTTATCTACTTTTAGTGGAATTATTGTTCAAGTAAACGCAACAGTAAGCGGTACTATAAGTGGACAAACAATTACAGGTCAGACAAGTATATTTAATGAATCGGTAGCAACATCAGGAAGATTTACAACAGAAATTTCTGGTTCAGTAGTAACAGGTGATACGGGAAAATTTAGCACAATAACTGGCGTATCTGGTGTATTTACCAGTCAAATTTCTGGTGCAACTATAACTGGTAATACATTACAAGCATCAACTATTACCGGAATTTCAGGCGTATTCACAAATCAAATATCTGGAGCAGTTATAACTGGTGATACTGTAATAAGCACTATATCAACAGGTGTTTCTGGTGTATTCACAGATGAATTATCAGGCGCAACTGTTACAGGTATTAATTCAAACTTTACAACAGGTACCTTCCAAACTTTAATTGCTGGTAGCCATACTATTACAGGTAATGCAACAGTTTCTGGTGATCTTTACGTTGAAGGTTCAGGTTATTTTAGTTCTGGTGTAGAAATTACAGGAACGCTTAGTGGTACAACGATTACAGGAACGTCAGGTCAGTTTACAGATATTACGGGTACAACAATTAATACTTCAACACTAACAGGTGTTTCAGGAGTATTTACAACCCAAGTTTCTGGGGCAACTGTTACAGGTGACACGGGAAAATTTAGTACACTGACGGGTATTTCTGGTATCTTTACGAGTCAATTATCAGGCGCAACAGTTACAGGGGATACACTTCTTGCGTCAAATACAACTGGTGTTTCGGGTACTTTTACTACAAGAATTTCAGGTGCATTAATTACCGGCAATACTGTAAATGCAACTACTATTACCGGAACTAGCGGAATATTTACAAGTCAACTTTCTGGTGCAACAATTACTGGTGATGCAGCTAATATTGTTGATATAACAGGTGAAACTTTAACAATCACAACTGCATCAGGAGCGTCACCTGCCATCACATGTTCAGGTGTTGTATCAGGTGGCACCAGTGGTTTTGTTATTCAAGTACCATTGATTATCTTCCCTTAGCAAATAAGTTAGCATACACTAAAAGGATTTCACGATGGCTGACGGCACTATTAAGGTTTACACAATTACATTTACTGATGAT